GTCCAGCACAAATTTTTTTCCCAAAACAATAGGAGGTGACGTTTATGCCCGGAGGTAGGCCATCTAAGCCGATCCATCTCGTACAAGGACATCGGACTAAGTCAGAAATATCAATACGCCAAAAGGCAGAATCTGAGCTGTTGACTGGGTATACCCTCAAAGAAAGCCCAGAGGTAAAAAATAACCCGGTAGCGCACAAGGAGTTTCAGCGAATCAAGAGGTTATTAAAGTCCATTCACAAAGATGACGACTTGTCGGGGAATATTATAAATACGCATTGTATGCTTCATGCAGAAGTCGGCGAATTTGAGCAGATGAAAACTCAGCTTTGCGAAGAAATAGAGGAACTGGAAAGTAACTACAAAGATAGCAAAATTGATTTCTTAGTTTACTCTGAACAAAAAAGTAAACAGCTGAACAACATCTTTGCTTGCGATAAAAAAATCATGGAAAAGCGCAAGATGATATTAGACATCTCGAAAGAAAACATTATGACCATACAATCAGCCCTGCGATCCGTTCCGAAAAAGCCGGAAAAGAAAGAGCAGTCTAAAATGGCCGCCATGCTTGAAAAAAGACAGGTGAGATAAATGCCACTTGACAAACAAAGAGCGCTGGAAGTTATTGAGTTTGTTCAATTGCTCAATCTGACAGATGATTTCTATGGACAACCTTTAGTGTTGCAGGATTGGCAACATGATATCATATGGGACGTTTATGGCACTGTAACAGATAGAGGCACAAGACAATACCAATACGCATACTTGGAAATCCCAAAGAAAAATGGGAAAACCACCTTAATAGCTGCACTTGGTCTTTATCACTTAGTCATGGATGCACCGGGCGGGCAGATATATTGTTGTGCGGCTGATCGGGAACAGGCCTCTCTTGCTTATAACGCAGCGAAGCAGATGATAGAACAGAGCGAAGAACTTTCCGAAGTATGCAAGGTTACAGATAGCAAGAAGTTAATCACAAACAAAGAAACGGGCACATTTTTAAAAGTGCTGTCCGCCGAGGCATACACAAAGCACGGTATCAACCCAACTGTGGTTATATTCGATGAGCTTCATGCGCAGCCAAATAGGGATCTTTGGGACGTCATGACTTTTGGCGCGGGGTCCGCAAGGAGAGAGCCACTGTGGTTAATAATTACCACAGCGGGGGACGATCCCGATCGACATTCCGTCGGGTGGGAACAACACGAATACGCAAGAAAAGTAAGAGACGGAGAACATGAAGATCCATATTGGTACGTGAAAATGTATAATGCGCCGGAAGAGTGCGACATATTTGATGAAAAAATATGGTACGACGTCAATCCATCCTTGGGCGTAACGATAGACATAGAAAAAGTACGACAGGAAGCAATAGGGGCCAGAAATGATCCTGCAAAAGAAAGACTTTTCCGGTGGCTTAGACTCAATCAGTGGGTCTCGGTTAAAAGGGTTGGGTGGTTGCCGCTAACTCTTTGGGACAAAACAACAGGGAAGTGGAGTCCGGCAGAAATGATAGGGAAAAAATGTTATGTAGGGCTTGACTTGTCATGAACGATTGACTTGACTGGGGCGGTCTTGCTGTTTCCGCCACAAGAAGGGTTTAACGAATGGCGGGAACTTTATGAAGCGTGGATACCCGAGGACAGCATGAAAGAGCGAATTGCCAGAGACCATGTACCATATGACAGATGGGTGAAATCAAAGCACTTACACGCAACGCCAGGGAACGCAGTGGACTATGAGTTTGTCGAAGCCAGGCTATTAGCGATTGACAGACAATATAACATTAAGGCTCTTTGCCCGGACCCGTGGAACTCAAGGATGTTGACTCAGAGATTAGACAAGAAGGGGATAACTGTAGTAGAGGTGCCACAAACGATGTCCGGGATGTCGCCAGCGATGAAAAACCTTGAGAGACTGTACCTAAAAGAAGAAATATCGCACGAAAATCATCCTGTAGCACGGTGGTGTTTTGGAAACGTTAATGTTGCTGTTGACGGAAACGAAAATAAAAAACCAATGAAAAACAAGTCAATTGAACGAATTGATATAACAGTTGCGGAAATTAACGCGATGGCAATAGCTATGATACTTGAATCGGATATTTCTGTTTATGAAGAACGTGGCATGAGGATATTGTGAGGTGATAAGTTTTGGGTTTTATTAAAAACATAGGCAAGAAGATCATGAGAAACGTATACGAGGAAGAAATCAAACAGTTTCTACTCGGGAATGACGTTTATAAGTATCCTGGGGGTGAATCTGTAAACACCGAAACCGCTTTGAAATATACGGCGGTTTTTTCATGTGTCAGGGTGCTCTCTGAAACCTTGGCCAGCATGCCTATCAAGCTTTACCGGAAAAAAACAAACGGGGAGCGTGAAGAGGCAAACGACCTTCCGATATATGACATCCTACACAGTCGTCCTAACGATGAAATGACACCGTTTTCGTTTAAGGAAATGGGGATGATCGCTCTCAACACCGGCGGGAATATGGTTGCAGAAAAGCTTGTGAGTAAGAAGGGCGAAATTGTCGGTCTGTATCCATACGAATGGAGCAGGGTAAAGATTAAGAGAGATAAGACCACCAAGAAACTTCTTTACGAGGTTGGAATTGGCGATGACAAAAAAACGCTAAGAAGAGAACAGGTTTTCCATATTCCCGGGATGAGTTTTGATGGCGTTGTCGGAATATCTCCAATTCAATACGCAACACAAGCCATAAACTTAGGGCTTGAATATGAAAAGTATGGAGTTAATTTCTACAGAAACAGCGCCTTGACGTCGGGTGTTTTGGAGTGCGAGAAAGGGCTTGGAGATGCTGCCTTTCAAAGATTAAGAGAGGATTTTGCAAAAAGTTATATAGGGCTGCTAAAAGCTGGTAAACCAATTATTTTGGAAGATGGTGCAAAATACAAGTCAATTAACGTAAGCCCTATAGACGCTCAACTTTTGGAGTCGAAATATTTTCAGATAGAAGATATTGCACGAATATATAGAGTTCCACAACACCTTATAAACAAGCTTGACCGCAGCACGAACAACAACATAGAACATCAGGGGCTTGAGTTTATTATGTACACAATGCTCCCGTGGTTCAAGCGGTGGGAAGAGTCGCAGAACATGCAACTTCTGACCAGAGAGGACAGGCTGGCGGGGTATTATTCGGAATTTAAGATTGACGCTCTTTTGCGGGGGGATGTAAAGACGAGGGCTGAATCTTACGCAAGAGCCCGCCAGTGGGGATGGCTGTCAGTTAATGATATCAGGCGTCTTGAAAATATGAACGGCATTGGACCTGAAGGAGACATATATTTGCAGCCTTCAAATATGATAAAAGCCGGTCAGGATATAAACGATCAATACAAGGCTGTGACGGAAAAAATCTACAAAATGATAAGCGGAGGTGAAAAGTTTGAAAATTAAAATCAAAGGTGTGATTGTGTCCAATGATCATAAGTGGATATATGATTGGTTTGAAATGGATAATACAAGTCCACAAGACATTGACGAACAGATCGAAGCGGCAAATGGGGAAGAATTGGAGATTGAAATAAACTCATACGGTGGAGATGTCGTCGCTGGGTCCGAAATCTACACGGCAATCAAGGGGTATAAAGGAAATACTGTCGGGAAAATTGTTGGTGTTGCCGCAAGTGCAGCGGGGATAATCGCAATGGCCGCCAAGAAGCTTCTAATCTCGCCAACAGCGGAAATTATGATGCATAACGTTTCATCTTACGCGGAAGGTGACTATAGAGATTTGGCCCACGAATCAAAAGTCTTGAAAGACTACAATAGCACGATCGCAAATGCGTATATGCTGAAAAGCGGCATGGAAAAGGATGCCTTATTGGCCTTAATGGACAAGGAAACGTGGTTAACCCCAAAGCAAGCGCTTGAGTACAAGCTTGTGGACGAAATTATGTTTGACGAAGGACTGAAGCTGGCTGCAAGCGTTAAGAACAACGGACTATTGCCACAGACAGTTATTGAAAAAATGCGGAACGATCGTTCGTCAGGAAAACTGAACACAACACCAGAGGAATCCCGGCAAGTGCCGGTTGACCTATATTCAAAACTTGAAAACATTATCGAAAGGAGAGCAAAGATATGAATCTAAAGGAGCAGCTTAAAAATAAGCTGAACGAGCAGGCGGCACTTGTCAAGGCGGCTATTGACGCAGGCCGGGCAATGACCGATGAAGAACAAGCTAAGTTTGATAGCTTGGACATTGAAATCAAGGCAATGGAAAAAACAATTGCCGCACAGGAAACAATTCAGGCAAGAGAAGAAGAGGAAAAAACTCCTGTCAATACCCCCATTTATGCCACACCGAAAGAAGGCGGAGATAAAGGCCTCAGGGTTTTTAATAACCTTGCTGAACAGTTGCGCGCAGTTAAGCGGTTCGCAACAGAGGGAGTGGTGGACGAAAGGCTGAATCGTCTCAACAAAGAATACAAAAACGCCGCGCCGCTTGGCGGAAATGAAAGCGTTGGAAGCGAAGGCGGGTTTGCTGTTCAGTCTGATTTTGCCGGATTTATGATGGAATCCGCCGCAACTTCCGGACAAATCCTGCCCAGAGTGGACAGGTACGAGATTACCAGCAATGCAGATCGCGTAGAATGGACTGATATTGATGAGTCATCCGTTGCGACAACCGTATTCGGCGGAGTGCAGGTCTACTGGGAAGGCGAGGGTCTTGGAGCAACTGCAACGCACCCGAAGTTGTCTCAGAAGGAACTGAAACTCTGTAAGCTCTTAGGCTTTGCGTATGCAACCTATGAGTTAGAGCAGGACAGTAATTTCATTTCTCAGCTATACACCAGGGCGTTTACCCTTGCGATTCAAAGGGAACTCGAAGGATGTATTGTTGATGGGACGGGCGTTGGTAAGCCTCTTGGATTTTTGAAGAGTGGCGCGCTAAGTACCATCACAAAGGAAACAGGGCAGGAAAGCGATACAATTGTGTGGAACAATCTCTCTAAGATGTTTAATCGGGCGTATGATAAGAGAAATCCTGATTACATCTGGTTGGCGCATCCGGACACAGCGGAACAGTTCGACTTTATGCAATTCCCAGTAGGTACTGGCGGTGTTCCCGTATACCTGCAGGAAGCTAAAGAGGGTTCTCTTGCTACCCTGAAAGGCCACCCGATTGTCGAGTCGGATCATTGTTCAGCACTCGGTGACGCAGGGGACATCAGCTATGTCAACCTGAAAGATTATCTGCTCATTACGAAGGGCGGCGTGCAAGCTGATACTTCGATGCATGTTGCATTCCTGACCGCTCAGAATTGTTTCAGGTTCATCTTCAGAGCAAACGGGATGCCGAAAAAGTCAACTAAGCTGACAATTAAAAATTCAAGCACACAAAGGTCGAGTTTCGTAACCCTGGGTGCACGATAAGCACACAGCAAAAAAAAATAGGAGGTAACACACTATGAAACTGCAGATACCCGAAAGCGTTATGGAAGTAAACGCAATTCGCCCACAGGCTGGAGGTGCGATTACAGGCGATTATATCTGTTTGAAAAACATCAACACGGCATGGGTGGTTGTAACTGTGTATCAGGACACAACGGATGTTGTCGCAATCACAATCGAACAGGCAACGGATGTAAGCAATTCGCAGTCCGACAGCAAAGCGATCACAAACGTTGTGCCAATATGGG